CAAGGCCGCCGCGGCGTTCCATATCTGGGTGCCTTATCGGAACGGACTTTACGATAACGAAAAACTATCCAGGCGGGCGCGGTGGCGACCAGTAGCAAAAAGGGCCAAATCGTAAACAGGACGGGGCTTTCCGACGTGTTCGGGGTGTCCCTGCCGACCGTGGACGCCTGGGTGCGCCAAGGGTGTCCATATGTAAAGCGCGGCACCGGCCGCGGGCAACAATGGGAGTTTTCCACGGCCGACGTGGCCAAGTGGCTGCAGGAACGCGCCGCCATCAATGCAGGCGGTGACGACCAGGCCGACGAAAACGAACTGAAAAAACGCAAGCTGCGCGCCGAAACCCTGAAAGCCGAACTGGAACTGGCCAAGGCGTCCGGCGAAGTGGCGCCGGTGCGTGAGTTCGAACGCGCCCAGGCCGCGGCCATGGCCGCCATTCGCGCCAACATGCGCAACGTGCCAGGCCGCGCCGTGCTGCAGCTGCTTGGCTGTACCGATGAAACGGTTTTCAAGCAGAAGCTAATGGCGGAAATCGACCTGGCGCTGGTGACGGCGGCCGAAGCTGACCTGGAACCCGAAGACGAAGACGACCAGGCAGACGATGAATAGCGCGAATTTCGGCAACTGGCGGGGCGTGGTGGCGGCCATGCGCCGCGCCCTGTCCAACCTGGTGCCCCCGCCGGACCTGAAACCCAGCGAATGGGCCGAACTGAACGTGCGCATCCCGGTGGGCAACGCCAAGCCTGGCCCTATCCGGTTCGACAATGCGCCGTACCAGCGCGGCATGCTGGACGCCATCAAGGAACCCGGCGTGCGTCGCGTGTCCTACAAGACAGGCGCGCAGCTGGGGAAAACGACCGTCCAGCAGTGCATCACCGGGTATTTCATCGAACACGAACCGCGCAGCCAGATACTGGTGCAGCCCACGCAGGGCGACGTGCAGACGTTCCTGGAAACGAAGCTGCGCCCGATGCTGGACGCGAACCCCGCCATCAGCAAGCGCATGGCCAAGCAGCGCGGGCGCGAAGGCGTGAACAACAGCCGCATCATTTCGTACATCGGCGGGTGGCTGATGTTCAGCTGGGCGGGTTCGCCCAAGACGCTGCGCGGCCGTTCGGCGCCCGTCACCCAGGCGGACGAAATCGACGGGTTCGAAGCCACGCCCGAAGGCGACCCCGGAGAACTGCTGGCGCAGCGTTCGGCGTCGTTTGGCGACGATGCGCTGCGCACCGAGTCCAGCACCCCGACCATTGAAGGCGCAAGCCGCATTGATACCGCGTTCCAGGAAGGCGACCAGCGGCGCTATTACGTGCCGTGCCCGCACTGCGACCACCGGCAGTTCCTGCGCTGGGAAAACGTGCTGTGGACTGGCCGCCAGTCCACCGGCATCGAAGATTTCGAAAAGGACTTGAACCAGGAACACGACCCGCACACGGCGCGCTATGCGTGCGAAGCCTGCGGCGTGATGTGGGATGACGGCGAACGGGTGGCCGCTATCCGCGAGGCCGAAGCCAAGGGCGCGGGCTGGCGCGCCACCAAGCCGTTCAAGGGCCACGCATCGTTCCACGCCCCCGAAATGCTTTCGACGTTCCGGCGCCTGCGCGACATCGTGCAGTCCTACCTGGACAAAATCGCGCTGGGCGACATGCAATCTTTCGTCAACGTGTCGCTGGCCGAAGTCTACGCGGAGAAAGGCGAACGCGCCGACCCCACCGGGCTGCAGGCCCGCGCCGAAGAATACCGCGCCGAAGTGCCCATGGGCGGCCTGTACCTTACCGCGGGCATCGACATGCAAATGGACCGCCTGGAGTGCGAGGTGGTGGCCTGGGGGCTGGCAGAGGAAAGTTGGAGCGTGGGTTATCACGTCCTATGGGGCGACCCGCTGCAACAGGACGTATGGGACGAACTGGACGACCTGCTGGCCAGCACCTACGTGCACGAATCCAGCGCCGTTCTGCCCATCAGCGCGGCATGCCTGGACACCGGCGGCAAGGACGGCATGACACAGGCCGCCTACGACTACGCCAAGGGAAAGACGGGCCGGCGCCTGTTCGCCATCAAGGGCACCCCAGGATGGGGGCGCCCCATCGTGGAAAAGCCGCAGCGCAAGCAATCCGGCAAGAAAGCCCGGAAAGTGGACCTGTTCCTGGTGGGCGTGGACGAAGCCAAACTGGTGGTTATGCGCCGCCTGGCGGCGACCGTGGGCGCCGAAGATCGCACCACCGGCCCCGGCTATTGCCACACGCCGAAAGACCGTGAAAACGAATGGTACAAGCAGCTGACGGCGGAAAAGCTTGTCACCAGGTACGTGAAGGGCCAGCCGGTGCGCGAGTGGCACAAGCCCGACCGCGCCCGCAACGAGGCCCTGGACTGCCGCGTGTACGCGCTGGCTGCGCTCAAGATCATGAATCCATCGTTTAAACGGCTTGCGGAGCGGTTGACGGTGCCCAGCCAGGCGGAACCTGCGCCGCAGCCTGTGCCGAAGCCCGCGCCGGCCCCTGCGAACGACAACGAGGTGCCACCACCGCCGCGCCGGTGGGGCGCGCAGGAAAAGCCGCAAGAGGAACCCAAGGCCGCGCCCCAGCAGAATGTCGGCATCAAGCGCCCCCGTGTGTTCGGAAACGGCCGCAGGGGGCGATAACGACATGAACATGGACGCGGCGCAACGGTGGATTGCCAATTCCCCAGTAGCATTACCGCCGGGCTTACCTTTGACCGCCTGGTAACACTGACGGCCTACCCGGCGAATGACGGGTGGACGCTGCGCGCCGTTTTGCGCGGTCCCGCCGTCATCAACCTGGTGGCCACCGCCGAAGGCGTGCAGCATCGGTTCCGCGCCGACGCCACCACGACCGCCAGCTGGGCGCCTGGCCTGTATTCGTTCAGCATCCGCGCCGAAAAGGCCGGCGATGTGTTCGAAACGGACGCCGGAACGCTGGAAATCCGGCCGGACCTGGCCGGAATGGCCGAAGGCCACGACCCGCGCAGCCATGCGCGCAAGGTGTTGGCCGCTATCGAAGCCATCCTGGAAGACCGCGCCACGCTGGACCAGGAACGCTACCGCATCAACAACCGCGAACTGTACCGCATCCCGCGTGCCGAACTGCTGAAAATGCGCAGCCAATACCGCGCCGAAGTCCGCATGGAAGATGCCTCGCAGTGCGGGAAATCGCTTTTCGGCGGCGTCGTCCGCGTGAGGCTGCAATAATGGGCTGGTTTGATCGAATCCGCGGCACGCAGCCGGCCGCCGAGCAATCGGCGCCTGTCCGCGCCGAACCCCGCATGTACCGCGGCGATGCTGCGCGCCACCGCCAGCACGCGGTGCGCATGTTCACGGCCGGCGCCGGTGGAAATGACCGCCTGATGTCCGGCTGGGGCGCCAGCCCTATGAACGCCGACCAGATTGTGGAGCGCAACCAGCGCCCCCTGGTGGCGCGTTCGCGCGAACAGGCGACGAACAACGACTACGCCAAAGCGTTCCTGCGCATGTGCCGCCAGAACATCGTCGGCCCGCACGGCGTGCAGCTGCAGGCGCAGACCACGACCGACCGCGGCAAGCTGGACGATGCGGCCAACCAGGCGCTGGAAGGCGCTTTTGCCGACTGGGGCAACCGCGAGAATTGCGACGTGACCGGGAAACGGTCCTGGCGGACCATCCAGGCCGTTTGCGTGAACACCGCGGCCAAGGATGGCGAATTCTTCGTGCGCATGATCTACGGCGCCGACGCCGGCCCGTGGGGGTTTGCGCTGCAGACCATCGACCCGCAGCGCTGCCCCGTCGAAATGAACGACGACCTGGGCAAAGACGGCCGTTTCATCCGCCAGGGGATCGAGTTCAACCGCTACGGCCGGCCGCTGGCGTACTATTTCAGCACCACCGACGAACGCGAAGCGGATTACCGCTATGGCGGCAAGGCGTACACGCGCGTGCCGGCGGACGAAGTGCTGCACGGATTCCTGCAGGACATGGAAGGCCAGAAACGCGGCCTGCCGTGGATGGCCACCGGCCTGTTCCGCATGCGCCAGCTGAACCAGTTTGAAGATTCCGCGGCGGTGAATGCGCGGGTGGGTGCCAATAAAATGGCGTTCATCCAGTGGAAAGAGAATTACGGCCCGGACATGGATGAAGATGATGAAATCATCATCGAATCCCAGGCCGGCGAATTCCCCATTCTTCCCGCTGGCGCCGAACTGAAAGACTGGTCCCCCCAGTACCCTGCAAACGAGTTCGCCACGCAGGTAAAAACCATGCTGCGCGGCATTTCGGCGGGCTTCGGCGTGCCGTACAACGAACTGGCCGCCGACCTGGAAGGCGTGAATTTTTCCAGCATCCGCCAGGGCACGCTGGACAGCCGCGAACACTGGAAAGACCTGCAGGAATGGCTGGTTGAAAACCTGATTCAGCCGGTTTTCGCCAAGTGGCTGGAATATTCGCTGCTGGCCGGCCGCATCAAGGCCAAGGGCCGCCCCCTGCGCCCCGAACGCATCGACCGTTACGCCGCGGTGTCCTGGCAGCCGCGCCGCTGGCAGTGGATCGACCCGCGCGCCGACGTGGACGCCGCGGTGTCCAGCAAAAACAACATGCTGGCCAGCCCTGGCCAGATCATCCGCGAACAGGGCCGCGACCCGCAGACCGTTTGGAAGGAAGCGGCCCGCGACGTGCGCGCGATGATCGACGCCTATGTGGCCGAAGGACTCCCCGAAAAGGACGCCACCGAACTGGTGATGCTGTCCATGGGCAAGCAGCCCCAAAAGCCTGCACCTGGAAAGCAAGATGGACAAGCGACCGAAAAACCCGCCGCAGAATGACGCCGCGAAGGCGCAAACGCAGGCCAAGCCCGCGCCGACCCCCACCGCGCAACAGCAGCGCACCGCGCAGCAGCTGATGGGGAGATACATGCAGCGTGATGGCCGGGATGCGGCCCTGCCGCTACCGTCCGCCGCCAAGCGCACCGCCGACCAGGTGGCCACGCGCGTGTCCGAAATGCGCGAACGTTCGGACCTGCGGCGGGCTTCGTCCGAAGTCGGCGCCGTGGACAAGGAAGCCCGCACGGTGGAACTGTCGTTTTCCAGCGAGGCGGAATACCGCCGCTGGTTCGGCATTGAAATTCTTTCGCATGCGCCTGGTGCCATGCGCGTGGACCGCCTGAACGCCAGCGCCCCGTACCTGTGGATGCACAACTGGGACGACCAGCGCGGCGTGGTGCTGCCCAACACCGTGCGCATCCAGGACAACAAGGGCCGCGCCACGGTGAAATTCAGCCGCAGCGAGGAAGGCGAACGGCTGTTCCAGGACGTGCAAGACGGCATCACCCCCAACGTTTCCGTGGGCTACCGCATCCACAATGCGCAGTTGATCGAGGTACGCGACGACGACACCGAAGTGTGGCTGGTGACGGACTGGGAACCCTACGAAATCAGCAGTGTGTCCGTGCCGGCCGACATCACCGTGGGCCACGGCCGCAGCCTGGAAAAGCCGCAAGAGGAAACCACCCCGGCCGCGCCGGAAAATACGGGTCATCGGAATAACGCCGACCAGGCCCAACAACCGAAACCCGAAGGTAAGGACATGAACGAAAAAATCATGCGTGACGCGCAGGGCAACCTGGTTCGCGCCGAAGTGGACGAAAACGGTAAGTACGTCCGCACCCTGGAACTGCTGGAAAAGGCCGACGAAGGCGTGGCCCAGCAGCTGAAACGCGGCGGCGAAGCCGAACGCAAGCGCGTGGCCGCCATCCTGGACATGGGCGACCGCTTCAAACAGCCCGACCTGGCGCGCGAGTTCGCCCGCAGCGAGAAATCGCCCGAAGAATTCCAGGCCGCACTGCTGGAAGAATTCAACAAGCGCGCCGCCAAGCCCCTGAGCGAGCAATCGCGCACCGCTGAAATCGGCATGACCGATGCCGACCTGCGCCGCTACTCGCTGTTCAAGGCCGTTCGCGCGCTGACCCCCGGCGCCACCCAGGCCGACCGCGAGGCCGCCGCGTTCGAATTCGAATGCAGCCGCGCCGCGGAAGACAAGTACGAAAAGCAGGCCAAGGGCATTCTGGTGCCGGCCGACGTGCTGGGCCGTGCGTTCAACGCTGGCGGCGCAGCCAACACCCCGGCCGGTGCCACCAGTGGCGCCAACGTCGTGGCCACCGACCTGCTGGCCGGTTCGTTCATCGACATGCTGCGCAACCGCACCACCATCATGCGCCTGGGCACCCCCCTGGCCGGCCTGGTGGGCAACGTGGACATTCCCAAGCAACTGGGCGGCGCGACGGCCTACTGGGTGGGTGAAGGCGAAGACGCCGCCGAAGGCACGCCGGTTATCGGGCAGATCACCCTGAACCCGAAGACCGTTGCCGCCTACACCGACATCACCCGCCGCCTGCTGAAACAGTCCACGCCCGACGCCGAAGGCATCGTGCGCCGCGACCTGCTGAACGCCATGGCCCAGGCCATCGACCTGGCCGGCTACTACGGCACCGGAGCCGACGACCAGCCGCGCGGCCTGAAGAACTACGCCGGCATCAACGCGGTGGACTTCGCCGCCACGTACCCGACGTTCGGTGAACTGGTGGACATGGAAAGCGAAGTTTCCGCCGACAACGCCGACATCGGCAGCATGGCCTACGTGGGCAACGCCCGCTTCCGCGGCCACTGCAAGAAAACGGCGCGCTTCGGCACCGGCACCGAATCGACCATTTGGGAAATGGGCAATACGGTGAACGGCTACCGTACCGAAATCACCAACCAGGTGGCCAACGGTGATGTGTTTTTCGGCAACTTCGCGGACCTCATCATCGGCCTGTGGGGCGGCCTGGACCTGACGGTGGACCCGTACAGCCTGAGCAAGTCCGGCGGCCTGCGCATCGTGGTGTTCCAGGACGTGGATTTCGCCCTGCGCCGCACGGAATCCATTTGCTACGGCAGCGCCACCGTGACGCCGTAAGGCGCGCAGCGGCAACCGCCTGACGAAATGGGCCGCCCGATAACGGCGGCCCGTTTTTCTACCGCCACCGGAGTTTCCGAGCATGAAAACCGTACACCTGAAATTGTCCAGCGCCATTGCCCTGCTGGGCGGCGTGGTCCGCGCCGGCACCGTCGTGGAAGTGGACGAAAAGCTGGCCATCAACCTGCTGCAGCGTGGCAAGGCCGTGCTGGCGACCGACAAGGACGCGCCCACGCAGCTGCGCACCGATGGCCCGACCGTGGCCGAATACGTGGCCGCCGGCTACCTGGCGAAGAATTACCCGCCCGCCGGCTACGAAGCCCGCAGCACGCCGGAAGAAATCCAGGCCGCCATCGACGCGGAAGACCAGGCCGCCGCCGACGCCGACCAGGACCAGGGCCAGGGCCAGGCAGGCGCCGTTCCCGCCACCACCGAACCGTCCGCGACCGCACCGCAGCAGACCGCCGACGCGCCGGCCGCCGCCAAGCCGGCCCGCAACCGCCGGGGCCAGTAATGCCCGCGCCGTCCTGGGAAAACCTGGACGTGTTCCTGCAGCTGGATGATGCCGGTGGCTTCGGGCACCGCGCCGTCATCACGCTGCAGGGCGGCGGCACGCTTGGGCCTATCGCCGGCATCTTTGACGAACCGTATTTGAACGCCCAGCTGGGCGAATACGAAATGGACACCAGCGCGCCGCGGTTCATGGCCAAGGAAACGGATTTCCCCGGCGTTCGCCGCGGCGATTCATTCCAACTGGTGGACGAGAACGGCGCCACGGTTGGCGAGGTGTACGCCATCATGTCGTACCCGCACCAGGACGGCACTGGCATGGCCACCCTGGAACTGGAACCGGACGTGGAATAACGCCATGCTGCGCCTGGACGTAAACGCCGACAGCCTGCAGCGCATCGCGCTGGACATCATGGCCACCGAACAGCAGGCCGAACGCGCCCTGCGTTCGACGCTGGGCAAGATGGCCGCATGGCTGCGCGTTCGGTCCCTGCGCGGCCTGGCGCCACACCTGCAGGTTACGCAAAAGGTGCTGCGGCGCCGCCTGAAATCGTTTCGACTGAAAGCGACACCAGGCGGCGGCGAAATCACCGTGTGGTACGGCTTGGACCCCATCGGGCTGATTTACCTGGGCGCCAAGCAGACAGGGGCCGGCGTCACGGCGGGGGCGCACAAGCGTAAAAGCGCGTTCATCGCCAACGGCCGCAACGGAAACCGACAGGTGTTTAAACGTACCGGCAAGGCGCGGCTGCCCATCGAAAAACAAACGCTAGACGTTCAAGAAAAGGCGCAGACCTACATCGAAGACAAGCTGCTGGGCACTGCCGGATTCGAAGCCCAGTTTTTCAAAACCTTTGAGCATGAATTGCAATGGCAGACGCGAACACAGAAGTAGACCTGCAGGTGTTCCACGACGCCATCGTGGCCGACATCAAGGCAGCATTCCCCGACCTGAAAACGGTTGAGTTTTACCGCGAAATTGACGAACGCGCGGACGGCATGCCGCTGCCTGCCCTGCTGCTGGAAATCAGCGAAATGCCCGCGTCCGACGAAGACGACCCGCAGACGATGCAGTGGCCGACCATGGCCCGCATCGAAGCGCGCGTGGTGATGGGGTTCCGCACGCCGCAGGTGAAAATCGCTGTGCGCAAGATGGCCGGCGCGCTGGCCGTGTGGCTGCGTCGGCGCCGGTTCAACGACCCGGCGAACCCCGGCAGGAAACTGCCCACCGGACCTGCCCAGGTGGTGGGCTGTTTCCGGGACGAATTCGAACCGAACCTGGACCGTTACGAGGTGTGGCGCGTCGAGTGGGACCAGCAGCTGGACCTGGGCGAAAGCGTATGGAAGCCGGACGGCACGCCGGTGCCATCGCAACCCGTGTTCAGCTGGGTGCCGGACATTGGCGACGGCAACGCAGACAAGTACCAGGACGTGCTGCCGCCCATCGGGGTGCCGCGATGAGCTACCAGAACACCGAAGCCGACCGCCGGCTGTCCAACATCGTCCGCCTGGGCACCATCGAATCCCTGGACGAAGGCGGCGCCACCGTCACCGTGAACCTGGGCGATGGGCTTACCACCACGTCCCTGCCGTGGGTGACGCTGCGCGCCGGCCCTGATCGCACCTGGTGGGCGCCGGAACCCGGCGAACAGGTGGTGGTGCTGTCCCCCAGCGGCGACCTGGCGCAAGGCGTGGTCCTGCCTGCCGTGTACCAGGACGCCCACCCGGCGCCGGCCAACAGCAAGGACGTGCACCGCGTCGAATACCAGGACGGCAGCGTGGTGCAGTACGACCGCGCCGCGCACCAGCTGCTGGTGGACGTGTCCGCGGCCAGCGGCAGCGTGCTGATTATCTGCAACACGGCCACCGTGCAGGCGGCCGAATCCGTGACGATCGACACGCCGGAAACGACCTGCACCGGGAACCTGACGGTGCAAAAGAAACTCACGTACCTGGGTGGCATGGCCGGCAGCAACAACACCGGCGGCAAGGCGGCGACCATCACCGGCGGAATCAATTTCCAAGGTGGTGAACTGACGCACGACGGCAAGAACGTGGGCAGCACGCACACGCACAGCGGCGTCCAGCCCGGCGGCGGCAACACCGGCGCGCCGAACTGATCGGAAAACCCGCAAGAGGAACGACCCGCCCATGCCGTGGAAAATCGCGGCATGGACGGAATCGACGCCACCAACGGTAAAAGCCTGGGTGGGATTGCGCATTTGCGGCAATCCATCCGCGACATTCTCACGACGCCGATAGGCAGCCGTGTGATGCGCCGCGACTACGGCAGCCGGCTGTTCCAGCTGGTGGACGCGCCGATGAACCGGGACACCATCATGGACCTGTACGCCGCGACGGCCGAAGCCATCCGGCGCTGGGAACCGCGGTTCGGCCTGACCAAAGTACAGATTGTTGCGGCCCAACCTGGCCGAGTCGAACTGGACCTGACCGGCGATTACCTGCCGGACGGCCAGCCCATCACCCTTGACGGAATCGTGATTCAATAATGGCCGGCGCCTTTACCGCGGTTGACCTGTCCCGGCTGCCGTTCCCCGATGCGGTGGAACAGCTGGACTACGAAGCCATCCTGGCGGCGATGCTGGCCGACCTGCAGGCCCGCGACCCGTCGTTTTCGGCGCTGGTGGAATCGGACCCGGCTTATAAAATCCTGGAAGTGGCGGCGTTCCGCGAACTGCTGCTGCGCCAGCGCGTGAATGAAGCCGTCAAGGCCGTGACGCTGGCCTATGCCACGGGCGCCGACCTGGACAACCTGGCGGCCAACTACAACGTGGAACGGCTGCTGATTGTGCCGGCCAACCCCAACGCCATCCCGCCCACGCCGGCCGTGTACGAATCCGACACCGAACTGCGCCGCCGCGTGCAGCTGTCGTTCGAAGGGTTCAGCACGGCGGGGCCGATGGGCGCGTACATTTTCCACGCGCTGGGCGCTGACGGCCGCGTGCTGGATGTGGGCGTGTACGGCCCGCCGGAAACGCCTGGCGTGGTCCAGGTGGCCGTCCTGTCTCGCAACGGCGACGGCACAGCGCCGTCCGACCTGGTGGCGGCGGTCAATTCCACGCTGTCGGCCGAAACGGTGCGCCCGCTTACGGACGCCGTGCAGGTGAAATCGGCTGAAATCGTGCCGTACACGGTGGTGGCCAGCCTGAAAATGTTTGATGGCCCCGACCCGGAAGTGGTGCTGCAGGCTGCGCAGAACGCGCTGGACCTGTACGTGGAGCGACAGCACCGCATGGGCCGCGATGTCACGCTGTCCGGCCTGTACGCCGCGCTGCACCAGGAAGGCGTGCAGAATGTCATCCTGGCCGAACCGCCGGCCGACATCGTGGTGGCCTGGGACCAGGCATCGTATTGCACCGGCACCACGCTGACATTCGGGGGCGTGGATGACTAGCACCAGCCTGCTGCCGCCGAACGCCACGCCGCAGGAACGCGCGCTGGAAGGCGCCACCGCGCGCCTGGCGGACGTGCCCATTCCCGTGCGCGATGCGTGGAACCCCGATACGTGCCCGGCGGCGCTGCTGCCGTGGCTGGCCTGGGCGTTCAGCGTGGACGAGTGGCAGAACGATTGGACCGAAGCGGAAAAGCGCGGCGTCATCAAGGCCGCGCTGTACGTGCACAAGCACAAGGGCACGCTGGCCGCGCTGCGGCGCGCCGTCGAACCGCTGGGCTACATCATCCGCATTATCGAGTGGTTCAACGACACGCCCCAGGCCGAACCGTTCACGTTTCGTCTGGAAGTCGGCGTGCTGGACAAGGGCGTGGATGCTTCGATTTACGACAAGCTGGCGCGCATCATCGAAACGTACAAGAACGTGCGTTCCCACATGCGCCAGTTGACCATCAAAGCCGAAGTGCGCGGCACCGCGTATTTCGCGGCCGGCATCATGTCCGGCGTGGACACGACGATTTACCCTTACGTGGCGGAAGATTTGGACAGCATCGGCGGCTTGTTCATGGCCGCGGCGGAACAAACGGCCGACACCGTGGCGATTTACCCGGCCTGATGAATTTTTGAGGAAGAAAAAGTGGCTGCGACCTATTACACCCTGTTGACGAAGGTGGGCCAGGCGAAGATCGCCAACGCCATTGCCCTGGGGCAATCCGTGGCGTGGACCCACATGGCCGTGGGCGACGGCAACGGAAATCCGACGACGCCGAACGAAAACCAGACGGCGCTGGTACGCGAGAATTACCGCGCGGCCATCAACCAGCTGACGGTTGACCCGGAAAACCCGAACTACATGGTGGCCGAACTGATTGTGCCCACCAACGTGGGCGGCTGGACCGTGTACGAAGTCGGCATTTTCGACCAGGACGGCGACTTGATCGCGGTGGCCAACTTTCCGGCTACCTACAAGCCGCAGCTGGCCGAAGGTTCCGGCCGCGACCTGGTGGTGCGCATCATCGTGCAGGTGTCCAACGCCAGCGTGGTGACGCTGAAAGTAGACCCGGCCATCGTGCTGGCCAGCCAGAAATGGGTGGCCGACAACTATCTGCTGCGCGCGAAGGTGGCCGGCGGCACCACCGGCCAGGTGCTGGCGAAGTCCGGCAACGCAAACGAACAATTCGCCTGGGTGGACCCCACGGCGGCGGTGAACGTCATTGTGGACGCGCGCCCCGAGCGGCAGACGCTGGCGGACGGGCAAACCATCGTTAATCTGGCGGTGAACACCACGCAGGCGCTGGCGGTGTACATCGAAGGCGTTCGGCTTATCGAAACCGTGGACTACACAGTGAACAGCGCCACGCAGCTGACGCTGGCGCGTTCGTACCCGGCCGGTTCGCGCATCCACACGTACCAGAACGACCCCACCAGCATGATTGCCGACGCCAGCGAGGCGGAACGCGGGTTCATCAAGCTGGCGACGGTGGCGGAAGCGCAGACGTTCACCAATGACGGTCACGCCATCACGCCTAAGAAGTTCTTGGACGCCATCGGCATCGCAAAGGGCAGTGCAAAGTTCGTGGCTAATGGATCGTTTACGGTCCCCGCGGGCGTGACGAAAATAACCGTATCCGCATGTGCCGGGGGCGGCGGTGGCGGCGGCGGTGCCGCAAGTCAGATTACTGGCTCTTACGTTGGCGGCGTCGGCGGTGGCGGCGGCGCGGGACAATCCATTGTTAGCACCCAGTACACGGTCACGCCGGGACAGGTTATTGCAATCACTATCGGCGGCGGCGGTGCCGGTGGTGCTGCCGGCACCGTTGGCGGGGCAACCGCAGCAAACGGCACGGCTGGGGGCAATACAGTAATTGGTACGCTTGTGACGCTGATTGGCGGCGCGGGCGGCGGCGGCGGTAGTTCTTCAAACCAGCTTGCCCTGGGTGGCGGCGGCGGCGCGGGATATCCGAACGGATCGGCTGGGGCCAACGTTGCCGCGGATTCACTTGTGGGGTGCCAAACGGGTGCGGGCGCCAGTTCTCCATTCGGCGGCGGCGGCGGTTGCGTTCGTGCATCAACAGACCCGGCAGGCGCAGGCTTGTCGGCCTACGGATATGGAGCCGGCGGCGGTGGTGGCGGCGGGAATGTTTCCCCCGGGGTATCGCGGCCTGGCGGTGTTGGCGGAAACGGCGCGCCGGGAATTGTAGTCATTGAGTGGTGAAACATGAAATACGCCTATTTCAATAAAGCTGACGGAAAAGTGCTTCAGTGGATCGATACGGAGGCGATGAATTACAATCTTCCGGACCCGGAGTTGCTGCACGAATGCACGGAAGACGAATGGGACATGCGAGGCGACGGCGACCGCATGGCCCTGAATGGGAAAATCGTTCCGTATGTACCCCCCTGTATCTGAGGTATCGGACGAACAAATCCAGGCGGCCAAGGCGGCGCTGGTGCAATCGCACATGGACGCCGCGGCGCGCGCGCTGCGCTATGACAGCATCAGCAACGCCATCACCTACGCCGACGAACCGGCCGTGCCGAAGTTCCAGGCCGAAGGCCAGGCATTGCGCGCCTGGCGTAGCCTGGTGTGGGCGCGCTGCTATGAAATCCTGGCCGAAGTCGAAGTCGGCGCGCGCGACATTCCCACCGACGCCGAACTGATCGCGGAATTGCCGGCGCTGGAACTGCCGGCAACCGCATAAACCATTTCCGATTTCTCTAACTGGGAGGCGTATGGCCGCCACACTTGACCTTTGGGCCGGCATGACTGGCACCATGTTGCCTTATGCGTTTTCGACCCCGCCCGACAACACCAGCTGGCTGCTGTGCGATGGCCGCGTGTTGCTGGCGTCCACCCCGCACACCAACCTGCGCGCCAAGCTGATTACGGACGGTTTCCAGTTCGGCCAAGACGGCAGCGGAAACCCGCGCATTCCCGACCTGCGCGGGCGTGTTCCTGCCGGAAAGGATGACATGGGCGGTGCCGCGGCTGGCCGCCTGACCGCCGCCGGTTCCGGCGTCAATGGCACGGCGCTGGGCGCCACTGGCGGCGCGGAAACCCATACCCTGGCCGCGGGCCAGATGCCGAACCACACGCACAGCGGCACGACCGGCAACGAAAACGCGACCCACACGCACGCCGGCACCACCGGAACCGAAAGCAATACGCACGTTCACAACTCATCCAATTACCTGTGGGATACGGGGTCCGGCACGTCCGGCCTGGGCAGCCCCGGCGGCGGCACGTCCGGCTATGCGGTGCAGACCACCGCGCCGAACAACACCAGCCACACGCACGCATTCACGACTGGCGGGCAATCCTCGAACCACCAGCACGCATTCACGACCAGCGCGGCGGGTAGCGGCCAGGCGCACAACAACACGCAGCCCACCATCGTCACCAACTGGATTATCAAGACCTGACGCCGGCAGCCACCGACGCCTGTTTGCCGCCCTTCGGGGCGGTTTTTTTATTGGAAAATCCGCAAGAGGAACGCCGCCGGCCGGCGCGGGACAATGGCAGCAATTCGCACTCTGCACCTACACCCCGCAAGGACTAAACCATGGCTGGTGAAACCTTTTTGCACGGCGTCGAAGTCCTCGACATTGACGAAGGCCCGCGCCCTATTTCCACAGTGCGGTCCAGCGTCATCGGCATGGTTGGCACCGCGCCCGACGCTGACCCCGTAGCGTTCCCGCTGAACACGCCGGTGCTGATCGCCGGCAGCCGCCGCGAGGCCGCCAAGCTGTCCATGACCGGCACCGGCCCGCAGGGCACGCTGCCGGCGGCCATGGATCGCATTTTTGACCAAACCGGCGCCGTGGCCATCATCGTGCGCGTGGAGGAAGGCGACACCGAAGCCGAAACCCTGGCCAACATCCTGGGCGGCGTGAACGCCACCACCGGCCAGTACGAAGGCGTGCACGCGCTGGTGGCCGCGGAATCCGTCGTGGGTTTCCAGCCGCGTATCCTGATCGCCCCCGGCTTCACGCACCAGCGCACCCAGGGCGGCGTCCTGACGCTGACCGGCACCGAAGGCAGCGGCTACACGGACGGCACGTATGACCTGGTGGTGAGTGGCGGCACCGGCGGCACCGGCGCCGCGGCGCGTGTCACCATCGTGGGCGGCAAGGTTACGTCCCGCACCATCACGAACCGCGGCAGCGGCTACACCGCGGCCCCCACCTTCGCGCTGCCGGCCGGCGCGGGTTCGGGCACCGGCGCCACGTTCGTGGCGACCATCGGCACCGTGGGCAACGCGGTGGTGGCCGAAATGATCGGCATTGCCGAACGGCTGCGCGCCGTCATCATCGCGGACGGCCCGAACACCAACGACGCGGACGCCATCCAGTACGCGGGCGACTTCGGCAGCAAGCGCGTTTTCCTGCATGACCCGTTCGACCTGGTGCAAGACGGCCAGGACATCGTGCAGGTGCCCGCAAGCCCGCGCATCGCCGGCCAGATCGCCAAGTCCGACAACGAACGCGGTTTCTGGTGGTCCCCGTCGAACTACGAAGCCAACGGCATGATCGGCACGGCCCGCGCCATCGACTTCACGCTGGGCGACCCGAACGCGCGCGCCAACCTGCTGAACGAAGCCAAGGTGGCAACAACCATCCGGCAGAACGGTTTCCGCCTGTGGGGCAACCGCACGCTGTCCATGGATCAAAAATGGGCGTTCCTGTGCGTGGTGCGCACGGCCGACATCATCAACGACAGCCTGCTGCGCGCGCACCTGTGGGCGGTGGATCGCGGCATCACCAAGCAGTACGTGGCGGATGTCGTGGAAGGCGTGAACGCCTACCTGCGCCACCTGGTGGCCATCGGCGCCATCCTGGGCGGCGAGTGCTGGGCGGACCCCGACCTGAACACGCCGGACCAGATCGCCCAGGGCAAGGTATACTTTGATTTCGATTTCACCCCGGTTTACCCGGCTGAACACATCATCATGCGCAGCCACCTGGTGAACGACTACATCACGGAGATTTTCTAATCATGGCCGCCCGCGACGTTGTAAAGTATTTCAATATCTTCGTGGACGGCCGCGGTTACGCTGGCCAGTCTACGGAATTCAACCCGCCCAATCTGTCGCTGGCTACGGAGGAATTCCGGGCCGGCGGCATGGCGGCCCCCGTGGACCTGACCATGGGCATGGAAAAGCTGGTGTCCGATTTCAGCCTGCAGTCCTACAACCGGGACGTACTGGCCAACTTCGGCGTGGTCGAAGGCCAACTGGTCCCGTTTGTGATCCGCGAAGCGCTGGAGTCGTGGGACGGCACGCAAACCGGCGTTGTCCACACGATGCGCGCCAAAATCGTGACCATCGAGCAGGGCACCCGCGCGCCTGGCCAACTGGCGCCCATGAAAGTCAACCTGAGCCTGGCGTACTACAAACTGCAGCACGGCGGCCAGGTGGTCCACGAAATCGACGTGGAAAACATGGTGGCCAACATCAACGGCACTGACCTGCTGGCGGGGTTCCGCGGCCTGCTGGGCATGTAATCAGCACCAGGCCGGCCACGCGCCGGCCGCCCTATCCCTACAACCACAACACATCACCAGGTGAATCATGGCGACGAAAGGCCCGAAGTATCCCGAGTACATCAAGCCGCGCGGTGACGGCGGCGTGGACATCACGCTGTCGCGTCCGCTGAACGTCAGCGGCGCGCAAGTCAATGTCCTGACGATGCGCGAACCGACCGTGGAAGACCAGCTGAACGCCGAATCGTCCAGCACGTCCGACGCGGACAAGGAAATGACGTTCATGTGCCACCTGTGCATGATCGCGCCCGACGACCTCAAGAAAATGGCCCTGCGCGACTACAAGCGCATGCAGGAAGCGTTCCTGGGTTTTCTCATCTAAGCGCGCAGTACATCCGCCAGTGCGCGCTGGGCCTGGCCAGTCATACCGGCTGGTCACAGGCGGAAATCATGAACATGCGGGTTTCCCGCTTCCTTTGGTGGATTGACGGACTGCCCCGCAGCAATGGCCAACAAGCGACTTAACGCAACCATCACCATCGGCGGGGCCGTTAGCGGCGCCCTGCGCGGCGCGCTGGGCACGACCAAAAACGGCCTTAACGAAATCGGCAAGGCCGTGCGCAATCTGTCGCGCGAACAGCGGCTGCTGTCGGATAGCATCCAGACGTTCGGCCGCATGGGCAAGAACGTGGACGGCCTGCGCGACCGTTACGCCGCCGTCACCCGCGAACTGGAACGCGCGCGCCGCGCCCAGCAGCGCCTGGCAGATATCGAACAGCGGCGCAAAACCAACCTGGACAAGCGCGCCGAACTGCGCGGGCAGATGTTCGACGCCGTGGCCATCGGCGCCACCGCTGCGGCGCCTATCGGCGCGGCTGTGAAGTTCGAAACCGCCATGCTGGGCGTGGCCAAGCAGTTGGACGGCGCGCGCGACGAAACGGGCCAGCTGACGCAGAAGTATTACGACATGGCCAAGGCCATCCAGGGCCTGGGGCACGAACTGCCGGTGTCCACGAACGCCATTGCTGAAATGGTGGCCGCCGGCCTGCGCATGGGCGTGGCCAGCGACGACATTCTGGAATTCGTCCGCCGTTCTGCCGAAATGTCCACGGCGTTCGAACTGCCCGAAGGTGAACTGGCCGAAAGCATGGGCAAGATTGCCGGCCTGTACAAAATCCCCATTCCCGCCATCGGGGAACTGGCCGACACCATCAACTATCTGGATGACAACGCCATCAGCAAGGGCGGGGACATCATCAACTTTATGCAGCGCGTCGGCGGCGTGGCTGGATCGGTGGCCGTCACCAGCAAGGACATGGCCGCGCTTGGTTCCACGCTGCTGACGCTTGGCGAACGCACGGACACGGCCAGCACGGCGGTTAACGCCATCGTGCAGAAATTCGCCGCAGCCGACAGCGGCACCAAGAAATTCAAGGGTGCCATGAAGGCGCTGGGGCTGGACACGAAAAAGGTTCAGCTGGGCATGCAAAAGGATGCGCTGGGCACCATCGAAAAGGTGATGGCCGCCATCGCCAAGCGCCCGAAAGATGAGCAAATCGGTTATCTTACCGACCTGGTGGGCCTGGAACATTCCGACACGTTCGCCAAGCTGGCCAACAACCTGGGCGAATACCACAAGCAGCTGAAACTGGCGAACAGCGAGGCGGCCAAGGGCAGCATGTCGCGCGAGTTCCAGGCGCGCATGCAGACCACCGCGGCGCAGTGGGAAATATCCAAGAACCGCGTGAACGAACTGGCGGTGAACATCGGTTCCGTGCTGCTGCCAGCGCTGAACGAGTTCATGGGTGTGGTTGGCCCCATCGTCACCAAGATGGCCGAATGGGCGCGCGAAAACCCCGGAGTTACCAAGGCCATCATTGGCACCGCCACGGCCCTGGTGTCCCTGCGCCTGGGCACGCTGGCCGCTGGCTATGCGTTCACGTTCATCAAGGGCGCCGCCTTGTCCGTGGTGGGGCTGTTCTATCGCTCCGCGGCGGCGTCCACGGCTGCCGGGGCGGCCGCTAAGGTGGCGGCCAGCGGTCCCACGCAGCTGGGCCGCGCATTTATGTTTGTCGGGCGTTCGGTTGGAAAGATGGCCCGTATGCTGTTGATGAACCCCATTGGCCTGGCCGTTGCGGCAATCGCCGGGGGCGCGTACCTGATTTGGCAGCACTGGGAACCTATCCAGAAATGGTTTGGCGACCTGTGGGGAAAGGTGAAGACGACGTTTTCTAACGCCTGGGAAAACTTGAAAGCAACCATCGGGTTCGACCCCATCGCCACGGTGTCCGCGAAGTGGGACGGCGTGAAAACGTATTTCACCGGGCTGTGGAGCGAAATCGAAGGCGTAGTTAACAAATCCATCGGCTGGATAACTTCGAAAATCGACTGGGTGGGCGAGAAATGGCGCGCCACGAAAGCGTTTTTCGGATTTGGTGACGAAGCCAGCAAGGACGTGGGCGGCACGGTGTCGAACCCCGACGCCCCGCCGGCCTGGATGTCCAGCCTACCGCCGCCGCCGCAGATTGCCACCATTGGCGCCGCGGGCGGCCAGTACACGGACAACAGCCAGAACACGTTCCAGATTGTCCAGCAGCCTGGCGAAAACCAGGACCAGCTGGCCCGACGTGTCGCGGCCGAAATCGAGCGCCAGCGCCAGGTGCGCCAGCGCAGCCAAGCATATGACGGGGCCACCCCATGATCGGACTTTCTCTAGGCGCCATCACCATGATGACCCTGGGCGGTTTCCGCTTCGGCATCAACACGGCGGCGTATCAGACGCTGAAACGCAAGACTGAATACCGCTGGGCGGCGCAGGACCGCTTTGGCCGGCGCGAGGCGCTACAATACACCGGACCAGGTACGGACAGCATCACGCTGGAAGGCGCGATTTTCCCCGCCTACCGCGGCGGCACCGGCCAGGTGTCGAACCTGCGCGCGCTGGCGGCCACCGGCCGCCCGCACATGCTGATTGACGGCCTGGGCAACATCCTGGGGCAATGGGTCATCGAAAGCGTGGACGAAGGCCAGGGCACGTTCGCCGCGTTCGGCATCCCGCGAAAGCAGGAATTCACCGTACAGATTCGGAAATTTGACGATGGCTTTGGAATATAGGACCAGCGACGGCGACACCGCCGATTTCATCGCCTGGAAGTATTACGGCACCACCGACAACAAGGTGGTGGAACAGCTGCTGGACGCCAACAAGGGGCTGGCAGACCGCGGCCCCGTCCTGCCTGCCGGCGTCCTGGTGGTGCTGCCCGACATCGACACCACCGAGAAGGCCAAGGGGCTGCGCCTGTGGTAATCCAGCCCATCGCCCCCGCGTACCGCATCCTGGCCAACCAGGCGGACATCACCGCCGCGGTGCTGGACCGCTTCGTAAGCCTGCGCCTGACGGACGAAACCGGCCTGGAATCGGACATGTTCGAAATGACCCTGGCCGACCACGACCCGCAGCGGCCCATCGCCATGCCGGACACCGGCGCCGAACTGGAAGTGTTCCTGGGTTACGATAGCCTGGTCCAGCGCATGGGCCTGTTCGTGTGCGACGAAGTGGAACTGTCCGGCTGGCCGGCGCAAATGACCATCCGGGGGCGCGCCGCGCCCTACGACGCCAGCAAGGGCGGCAAATCCGACCTGCAGACGCAGAAATCGCGGTCCTGGAAGACTGGCACCAAGCTGGGCGACATGGTGGCCAAGATCGCCAAGGAACACGGCATGGAACCGGCCGTGGGCGAATCCCTGCGGGGCGTGGTGCTGTCGCACTGGGACCAGACGGCGGAATCGGACCTGTCCTTTCTGCTGCGCGTGGGGAAGCGGTACGACGCCATCGTGAAGGCCGCGGACGGCAAACTGGTGATGACCAAGCGCGGCGAATCCAAGACGGCGGACGGCCAGGACTTGCCCACCGTCACCATCACGCCGCAACAGGTGGGCAGCTACCGCCTGACGCTGGCCCGCAAGGAAAGCCCCGGCACCGTGGTGGCATTCTGGCACACCACCAAGCAGTCCAGGCGCATCGAAATCAGGGTGGGCGAAGGCGAACCCGTCCGGCAGCTGCGCCACTACTACCCGACCGAGGAATCCGCCAAGACGGCCGCCCAGGCGGAACTGGATAAGCGCGCCCGCGGCGAACACAAGGTGACGCTTACCATGGTGGGCGACCCGACGCTGTGCGCCGAAGCGCGCCTGGTGCTGGCCGGATTCCGCGACGGCCTGGCCGGGGAATGGCTGATTACCCGCGTGGAACACAGCGTGGACCCCGCCACCGGCTACCAGTGCACGGTGGAGGCGGAAAAGCCGAATGCGTCGGCCGATGATGACGGCGGGGGCCGGGATGGCGCCGAATGAATCGGCGTGATTCTGCGTGATGAGTTTGGCAGACCGATACCAATACCGTTACCAAATCGGCTTTTTTTGGTAGCGGTTTGGTGTGCGGGGTGGGGATCGAACCCACGACCATTCGATTAAAAGTCGAATGCTCTACCTCTGAGCTACCCGCACAAACCGTTCCGGCGCTGCCTCTAAGACCAACTGATAAACAGCAAAGCAAAAAACTGTTTAAAAGTCAGTTCGCGCATGGTATCGTGGCATCACGCTGGATCACTTCGGATAACGGTAAATCGTTGTGAAGAAACAACAATTCCGGGTGGTTCGGCGTAAGTGGCTGGCCTACAAACAGGCTTTCACTTTTCGCAAACCGATACCAAAACCGATACCAGGAATCGACATGCTGACCGACCGACAGATACAGGCCGCCATCCGCGGGGCCAGGGGCGAAACCATTCTGAACGACGGCGCCAGGGGCAAGGGCGCCGGCAGCTTGCGCTTGCGCATCCGCGTGGGCGCCAGGGGCGTGACGGCTACCTGGTTCGCCTGGTGGCAGCAGGACGGCAAGCCCGCCACCATGACGCTGGGCAAGTACCCGGAACTGACGCTGGCCGAAGCCCGCGAGAAATGCGACCAGGCCGTGGGCCAGGCCAGGAACCCCGCCGCCGCCCAGGTGCCGGCCACCGACCGCACCGTGGCCAAGCTGTTTGCCGGGTACATCGCGGCCATGCGCCAGGACGGCAAGCGCAGCGCCGACGAAGTGGAAGGCCAGCTGGACCGCGCCAAGGATGTGCTGGGCGCCGACACGCCGGCCGGCGACGTGACGCCCGCCGACATCGCCAAGGTGCTGACGCCGATCTATGACCGCGGCGCCCGCGTGATGGCCGACCGCATGCGGGCCTACCTGTCGGCCGCGTTCAACTGGGGCATTGAAGCCGCCAACGACTACCGGGCCAAGCACCGCCAGGACTGGGGCATTAAGGCGAACCCGGCGGCCCAGGTGAAGCGCGACACGGCCGCCAACGTGGCGCGGGACCGCAACCTGTCCGCGGACGAAATGGCCGACCTGTGGCACGCCGTTGCCGGCGAAGGGTTCATGGACGGCACGGGGGCGGCCATCCGCCTGCTGCTGTGCTGCGGCCAGCGCGTGCAGGAAACCATGCGCCTGGAAGGCAAGGACGTGGACCTGGACGCGGCTGTGTGGACCATGCCGGCGCGTAAGACCAAGGGCGGCAAGAATGCGCACCAGGTGCCACTGCCCCACCAGGCCGTGGAAGTCCTGCGCCCCCTGGTCAAGAAATACGGCGCCGGCCCGCTGTTCCCTGCCCGCTTCGGGGAATCCGAACGTCAGCTGGCGTCATCGGTTGGCAAGGCCATACGCCGCTGGCTGGTGGACACCAAGCGCGAACGGTTCCAGGCCCGCGACCTGCGCCGCACCTGGAAGTCCCGCGCGCATGACGCCGGCATTGATCGGTTCACCCGTGACCTGATCCAGCAGCACGCCAAGGGCGACACCGGCAGCAAGCACTACGACCGCGCCGAGTACATGCCGCAGATGCGGGAAGCCATGGACAAGTGGGCGGCGTGGCTGGATTGCAACGTTGTGAATAAACAACAGCAGAAAATGGCGGCGTAGGGTACACTGCTGTTTCAACGTTCTGAGGTTAAAGTCCATGAAAGACGTTCGCCCCAGCGCTTAAAGCCCGCCGAAACGGAGAAACGTAAGCGGCACGGCAGCATGAACGCCGATACATGACAAGCAGCCGGGTGAAAGCCCCGGCGCCAAACACCCAAGAGCGAAGCCCCAGTGAAGCCGGAAACCGGCAGAGGGGCCGGCCGAAGCGGCCACAAAAACCCCGGCCTGGTGCCGGGGTTTTCCTTTATGCGGCGTCTTCGTCGGCGCCTGGCTGGTTGTCGTTGGCCACGTCCATGGCCCCATGTTCAGGGCAGTGCGGCGCCCCCACGTCCAGCCATTTCTGCGTGGTGCGCACGGTGTACCCGCAGCTGCTGCAGGTGCACTTAATCAGCCTGGTAGATTGCTTCGGCTTGGCGGTGGACTTGCCGCCCACGCGGAATTCCGGCGCATCGTCCGCCGGTTCGCCTGGCGCTGCTGGGGCGCGTGGCGCGTCTGGCACCTGGCCGCGGCTGAATTTCAGCTTTGCGTGCGGCAGCGGCCCGAGTTCGGCCAGGAACGGCGCCACCCATTCAACGAACGCCGGCCCCGGAGTGGTGGCCGTCATGGGGCGATTCATGCCCAGCGCCAGCGCCACCTTTGCAAAATCGCCCTTGTGTTTGTGTTCGAACCCCACGGCTACGTGCGTCAGTTCGTGCGCCAGGTGGCACGCTACCAGGTTCGGTTCCACCTGGTCCGGCATCACCAGGATTTCATACGTGCCATCTTCGCTTACGGATTCGTGCCACACTTCGGCCGCCGCGTTCGACCGCTGGCCGCCGCTGGTGAAGCCGACAGACACCCGGTATTTCTTGATCGGGAACCCCATTTCAGCAAAGCGCGGCGCCATCAGGGAGGCCAGGTTGTTCAGCCAGGTTTCGCGGTTCATATTCCTTTCCTTAGTTCGTTTAAACGCTTCAAGTGTACGTGAAAAACCCGCCACGCGGGCGGGTTCGTGAAACTAGGGAAAACCCTAGAACGGAATATCATCGTCCATATCGGCCGGGGGCGCGCTGCGCTGGCCGCCGCCGGCCGCCTGGCGCTGCTGGGGCTGCCGGTCCTGGCGCGGCTGGTTGTCGTTGCTGCCGCCCTGGCGGTTGTCGTTGTCGCCCTTGCCGCCCAGCATGCGCATGGCGCCGTTGAAGCTGTCCACCACCACTTCGGTGGTGTATCGCTCCACGTTGTTGTTGTCCGTCCACCGGCGCGTTTGCAGCTTCCCTTCGAAGTAGACCAGCGCGCCTTTTTTCAGGTACTCGCCGCAGATTTTGCCCAGCTTGCCGAAGGCCACGACGCGGTGCCATTCGGTCTTTTCCTTGCGTTCGCCGCTGTCCTTGTCCTTCCAGCTTTCACTGGTGGCCACGGACATGTTGGCGATGGCGTCACCGCTGGGCGCGTAGCGCACTTCCGGGTCATTGCCCAGGCGGCCGATGATTTGAACCTTGTTCAACATGATGGTGTGGTGCCTATAAAAAGCGGCCGGCACGGGCCAGCCGCGGGTTCAGAAATTAAGCGCGGCGCGCGTGTTCGTCCGCGCAGGCCGCATTGCAAAACAGCCGGTTATCGTTCGCGGCGAACGGTTCGCCGCACATGGGGTTCCAGCACTCCCCTATCGGGCGCAGCTTCGGCCCGAGCGCAGCCAGCACGCGCTGGCGTTCGATGGCGTCCGCCAGGTTCGTGGCGTCAGCGTCCTGGGCCTTGTCGATGTCATCCATTGCGCGGGCACTCCGTGCAGCAGCCGCCGGACTCTTTGCAGCAGGTTTGGCCGAAGGCGGGCTGGGGCACGTTGTCATTCGCGGGCACCTGCGTCTGGTGCTGGCGTTCCAGCGCGATGACGGCGCCGGCCAGGTAGACCATGGCGCCCAGCAATTCGGCCACTGCGCGGTCATGCGGCAGGCGCTGGGATTCTTCGGATTTCTTGAATGCCTGGAACAGCAGGGCGCCGGTGCCGAAGCGCTGCGCGCCTGTCTGCATGACCTGTTCGTGGAACGGCTGGGCGTTCGCGTGGCGTTCCTTGCCCTTGCCGTATGCTGCCTGGTGGAATGCGCGGCCGAATACGCCGGCCAGCTTTTCGTATCCGGGGGCGTCCAGCAGGACGCCGGTATGCAATTCTTTTGCGATCATGATGTGAGTTAAACCCGTTCGGTTTCGTTGTCGTTGGCGGCGCGAAGGTTCGCGGCTTCCCATCGTTCCAGCTGGACAAGCGGGTATCGCACCCGGCTGCCGAATTTCAGGAACGCGGGGCCTTTCCCCTGCGCGCGCCAATTCGCCAGCGTGCCGACCGTCACCGCGCTATTCCAGCGCTGTACGACTTCGGCCGGCGTGAGGTTCACGGCTGGCTGTCCCATTGTATCGGTTCCCTTTCCTTACGCTGCGGCCTGGGCGCCATCGCCCAGCACCTGTTTGTTCAAGTCGTCCAACGCTTCGCCGCCAGGCTGCGCAGCAACGCGGGCCTTGTCGAACGCTTCGGCGGACGCCTTGATTTCGTCGGGGCACTTGCCGCCCAGTGCCGTGCGCACGTCTTCGGGCAGCGCGCGCCAGGCTTTCGTCAGTTCGGCCACGCCCTTTTCGGCCACGGTGCGCAGCGTGTTGCGCGCGTGTTCCGTCTTCGGGTCCAGTGCCACACCGCCCTGCACCCACTGGCGCAGCGCGAGGCCGTGACGCGCGCCCAGATAATCCTGGTGAATCTCGCCGGGGGCGCCGAACACGGGCACCAGGTCGGCGGGGCATTTCATCACGTCGCGCGACTTGCCGCCGTCCCACATCATCAGGCTGGCAGTCATTTCAAACATGAAATTCTTTTCCTGCACCGGCAGCACGCCCTGCGGCTCGAAAACGGTTTTCCCGTTGGCGTCCTTCGTGACCTTGGTTTTTTCGCGGGCGCGGATGCATGCGATGATGTGCATGTCACACTGCAGCATCGCGTTCATGAACCGCTTGTGTTCGGCCTTGGCGTCGTTCCAGCGGGCCACCTTCAAGTCGCGGCCGGGGGGGTTGGCGATTTCTTCGCAGCCGCCCGTCCCTTCCCATTCGTGCGTCACGCTGTCGATTACCAGGACTTCCACGCCGGCTTTCTGGAATTCCAGAATGGCGTCGATATAACGCTGCGGGCTGAAAGGCGCGTCCAGATCGCCAATCAGGAACTGGTCCACCGTGCCGTCCTTGCGTTTCAGGATGTCGGCGTACAGCGAACCGCGCCGGTTTTCGGTGTCGATGAAACCCACCTTGCTGGCGTCACCGCCAGCCAGGCCCCACGCCAGTTGCAGCGCGCTGTACGTCTTGCCGCTGCCGCTGATGCCAGCGATACCAAGCACCAGGCGGGCGCCCGCGCGTTCGGCCTTGCGAATGTTCAAAACAGCCATGATTACCCTTAGAAAATTGCCTGATAGGCGATTGCGAGAAAGAAGGCGGCCAGGGCCAGCGCAATGGCGGCCTTGACCAGCTGCGCGCCGGCCTTGGTGATGGCGTCCACGGCGGACCAGGCGCTGACCAGAAACGATTTCATGCTGCGTTCTCCAACAGTTGCGCGTGCGCGTTCAGATGCCACGCGGGCACGCTAAGGGCTTGAATCGTATCCCCATATCCAGGCCACACGCCAGTGGCCTGGCACTGCGAATACACGCCCAAATCGCGCCGGTAGAGTGCGCGGCCCAGCATGATGCTGGGCGATTCCAGCGAGTAGACCGCGACCGCGTGCGGGGCTTTCTTTTCGACGGCCAGGAACACGAAAGAGCGGGCTTCGGGCGGCACCGGCGCCGGGAATTCTTCGCTGGCATTGGCCAGTTCGACCTGGCGGCGCGCTTCGTTGATGCCGTCCAGATACATCGGATGTTGGACATGATAGCGCCAATCGGCCACGGAGCGCGCGAACCCTTCGGGGCTGGCGTCTTCGGTGGTTTTCACGTCCACGATGATGCCACGCGGGACCACCCACCAATCCGGCCGGCAGCGGCACAGTTCGCCGGTGGCCTGGTCCACCCAGTACACGCTGCGTTCGGCCACGCCGCCAGGCATGGACAGCAGCGCGCGCGCCGCCGGGTGGGCCATAACGGCGTCACGCATGGCGTGCAGCTGGTCCCAGGTTTCTTGATCCAGGACGGTGCGGTGGCCGTTGTTGGCCAGCCACTGCGCCTTCACGTCTGCCCATAGCGTGACCTGGTGGCCGGCGGCGCGCAGGATTTCCGACAGTTCGGACATGGTGCCGGTGGTGGGCAGCAGGCCGGGGCGGGTTTCGTTGATGGCGGTAATGGCCGCTTTCAGTTCGGCCAGTTTCATGGCCTGCAACGCATCGGCGTTTTCCGAGGCGGACGGGTCCGCGTCCATGATGCGCGCCACCAGTTCGTCCTTGGTGCCGCTGGCGGAAAGCTTCGGCAGGCGTGTTTCGTTCAGCTTGGCGACCATGGCCACCAGCGTGTCGCGGTCCCCGATGGCGTCCGGCACATCGGCCTGGCGCAACCCCAGGCAGTATTCGCGCACGAACACGTCCGGTTCCAGCAGCAGGCAGTGAAAAGCCGTTCCCAGCATCTGCGCGGGCGTGGGTTCGCGCTGGTTGTCGTTCGCGGCGTCCACGACCGCACGATAGTGCAGTGGACTGCGCGCAATCAGATCAAGGCCGGACTTGGAAATACCAGGCCCGCCGTGGTATTCGGCGTTCGGAATGCCGTCATAAAAGCCAGGTTTCATACATGCCCCCAGTGAAGTGGAAGTATTAGTGTACATCAAAACTGATCCAGCGTGACGACCAATGATGCCGAATGATGCGCAGTGACAACTATTACATTCTCCGGCCCGCCCCATTACTTACCTCGCCTGCGGCTGATGGCAAATCGTCCTACACGCCTTTTCTGTGTGCAATGCGGTGTGTGTCCATTTTGGACAGCCTGGACGCCGCAGTGTTGATAACTCGAATACTGCGCGCGGTGGCCGCCTGCAGGCCATCGGCCAGCAAGTCCGCCACCAGTTCAGCCTGGCCGCCGTCAAGCACTCGCACGATTCCTTCGACCTGCAACTGGCGCAGTTTCCGCACCACTGTGGGCCGCGGTATCCCCGCGTATTCGGCCAGCTTGGCCGCCGTCATGGGCTTGTGTTCGGCCTGTCCCACGAAGATGGCGCAGCACAGCACAGCATCGTCCGCGCGCGTGCCGAACCGTTCATCTTTCAGTATTTCGGCCACAACAGTGCGCACCATCGAAATGGTGACGCGGGCCAGGATGATTTCGCGCGAGTACAGCAAGGCATATTCTCCCGTCACCCCCGTTTGCTGGTACAATGTTTACTTTCGTAAATCTTTACTTTGGTATTGAACGATGCAGCTTGTACTGCGTGACTATCAGGACGATATGATTTGCAGGTGCCGGCAGTCCATGGCGCGCGTTCGCCGCGTGCTGCTGCAGGCGCCCACCGGCGCAGGCAAAACCGCGCTGGCGTCGTACATGATCGGCGGCAGCGCATCACGCGGGAAACTGGCTTATTTCATTTGCCACCGTGCGGAACTAATCGCGCAAACCAGCGCCACGTTCCGCAAGTTCGGCATCCCGCATTCGTTCATCGCTGCAGGGCTGCCCTACGATCCGCGCATGCCTGTGCAGATATGTTCTATCGACACGCTGAAAGTGCGCGCGCACCTGGTGCCCGAACCGTCGCTGGCCGTGTGGGATGAGTGCCACCACATCGCGGCGGCTGGATGGCTGGCCGTGATGAACGGCTGGACGCGCTGCTATCACATCGGCCTGTCCGCCACGCCATGGCGCACCGATGGCGCCGGCCTGGATGGCATGTTTGACGACATGGTGCTGGGGCCGGCCGTGGCCTGGCTGATCGAACACGGCCACCTGTCGCCATACCTGGCGTTCGTGCCGGAAGGCGGCATGAAGATGCACGACAAGCGCCGCAAGAATGAATTCACCGCGGCCGACATCGACAAGAAAGTGGACCGCCCCAAGCTGGTGGGCGACATCATCAAGCATTGGCGCAAGAACGCCAACGGCATGCGGTCCATCGCGTTCGGGTACTCGCTGGATTTCTGCGACTACATGGTGGGCGAGTTCAACGCGGCCGGCATCCCTGCCGCGTACCTGGATGGCACCACGCCGAAAGAAGAACGCCGCAACACCATCGCGGCATACGCGGACGGCCGCCTGGCGGTGCTGTGGAATCGTTACCTGTTCGGGGAAGGGTTCGACCTGGCGGCCATCGCGCAGCGTGACGTGACGATTGATTGCGTGATTGACGCGGCGCCCACGGTGTCGCTGGCCATGGCCATGCAGCGCTGGGGGCGAGCGCTGCGCCCGCAGGAAGACAAAACCGCCATCCTGCTGGACCACGCGGGCAACATGCTGAAACACGGTTTCCCCGACGATGAGCGGGAATGGACGCTGCAGGGCCGCGAGAAAGACAGCAACGGCGGCGCCAGTGAAGGCCCGCCCCCGCCGGTGATTTGCGAAGGGTGTTTTAACGCCATCAAGCGCCCGCTGCCGCCGTGCTGCCCGCATTGCGACAAGCCGCTGCGCGGCCAGGCCAACTTTGACGACGCGGTGGACGATGGCCGCGAACTGGTGGCCGCCAACGACAACGAAAAGGCCGCCATTCGCGCGCAGCGCAAGCGCGAGGAACAGGAAGCAAAGGACATCGGCGCGCTGATAGCGCTGGGCAAGCGCCGCGGATACGACAACCCCGCCGGCTGGGCCATGAAGAAATGGGCGAACAGCCCGTGGCGCCGCAAGTTAGCTGGAAGCAAACAGAACGCAGGAAGCCATAGCGAAATACAATCAGCGGCGTGATTTACTTACGTATAATTTCAGACATCGAAACCACACCGAGTAATCGCCATGCGCCGCAAAGAATTGATTTCAGAACTGCAGGAACTGACCGGAACCGCAATCATCATCGAACGCATCGGTGCGCTGGAAATCCGCGTGCCGTGCCTGTCCGTGGATGCCGTTTGCGACCTGGTGGACAGCATCGTGCCGGCCGCCATCGACGTGGAAGTGTCCACGCTGTCGCTGTGGGAACACTTCCAGATGATGTTCGGCTGGCTGCGCGGCGTGCACTGGCACCAGGACATGCAGCAATGAACCGCGCCGACTGGTACGCGCAGCGCAGTGGGGGCGGATGGCGCACGGCGCGCTATCCCCGCCGTTGCGACCGCGTGGACCAGTACGGCCTGCGGTGCGCCTGCTGGATCGACGGCGGCGCCCGATATTTCGACACCAACCAGCACAACCCGCGCAGCCGCAGCCAGTGGGGCACCATCAGGCTGTGCGGGGCGTGCGCCCTACAGGAAATCCAATCATGAGCAACCCCATTCCGCAACCCAAGCCGGTACGGCCCGACCTGCGCGCTACCGCCAAAGAAATTGCCTGGTGGATATTCGGCGGCGCGCTGTACGTCGTGCTGTGCGTCCTTTGCGCTGCGATGGCCTGACCATGGCGCGCTACCATTGCCGCTGCCGCAAGTGCGACACGCGCAAGGTGCTGGCCAAGCACCCCGACGAATTCACCAGGGCGCCGAAGTGCCCGAAGGAATCCTGCGGCGCGCGCGACTGGCGCACGGACAAGTGGATGAACGAACGCAACACCGGCCTGCGCGGCATGGGCTGCAGCTGCAGCGGCTACCACTTCCCGCACCGCAAGGGTTCGAAGTTTTGCTGGTTTCGCGCGGACGGCACCGACCGCCTGCCGGGTGATCCAGACTTTAACGACCGTCACATGACGGCCGACGAAATCGCGGCAGCTGCCGCACAACTGAGGATGAGCTATGGCAACTTCGTTTAAACAACTTATCAAGGACGGCACCATTTCGCGCGGCGACCTGTTGCGCGCGCAGCACGCCGATATCCAGGTTGAACCTGGTTTCAACATCTGCCTGGACCCGGAAGAATTCGAACGGCAGGCGCAGGCGCTGGCCGATTTCATCCTGGCGGGCAACCCCATCCCGCCGCTGCTGCTGCGCGTTGCATCGGATGGCACGCTGTTCATTGTGGACGGCCACCTGCGCCACCGCGCGCTGGCTATCGCCATCGAGCGCGCCGAAGACGCCAAGGTGCGCGAGAAACTGAGCGTGGTTAGCTTTCTGCCGTTCACCGGCAACGACGTTGACCGCCTGGCCATGGTGTTCACCACCCGCGAAGGCCGCCAGCTGACCGAACTGGAACGCGCCATGGGGTACAAGCGATTTTCGGCGCTGGGCCTGTCGTCCGCGGAAATCGCGGTGCGCGTGAACCGCAGCCGGACGCACGTTGACCAGCTGTTGCTGCTGGCCAACGCAAACGCCGACGTGCACCAGATGGTGAAGGCTGGCACCGTTGGCGCCGCCGTCGCCGTGGACATGGTGCGCAAGCATGGCGAAGACGCGGGCAAGGTGCTGGCGGGCGCGCTGAACAAGGCCAAGGCCCAGGGCAAGGGCAAGGTGACGGCGGGCACCATCCGCGGCAAGGGCATTTCCCGCGACCAGGTGAACGGACTGTGGGACAGCGTGGACGCGGTGCTGGATGAAATCGGCACCGATGCGCGCGTGGCGCTGGAATCGGCCAACGACAACGACGCCCCTGTGGCGCTGACGCTGCCGGCCTGGGCGCTGCGCGACCTGATCGCCGTTCACGCCGGCATCAAGGAAGCCAAGGAAGCCGAAGCCCAGCGCGTGCGTGATGCGCAGGCGAAGGCAGCGCAGCAGGAACTGGCGGGGGCGGCATGAGCGTATTCCGTGACCGCTACAACAAACAGCCCGTGCTGGTGGTGATTGACGCGCGCACCACCCCCGGCAGCTGGAAGCTTACGGCGTTCCGTGGCCGCCAGATGAAGGGGCAGGCGATCCTAGATTCCCGCGGCATCGGCCCGTGGGAAGCCGCGGCCATCGTGGAAGATTACCGCGCATCGGTGGCCGAAACGACGAAGGCAGCAGCATGAAAGAACACGCCCTGCAGAACGCCATCCGCAACGCCCTGGCCGGCCATTGCCTGCTGTTCCGCGCGAACGTCGGCCAGGCGTGGACGGGTGACAGCTTCCACAAGCTGCCCAACGGCGACCTGGTGATTAAGAACCCGCGGCCGTTCACCACCGGACTGCCCGCGGGCTTCTCGGACACGTTCGGCCTGGTGGCTGTGGACATCACCCAGGACATGGTGGGCGCCAGGTTCGGCCGGTTCATCGCGGGCGAAATCAAGACCGATACGGGGCGCGTGTCCCCGAAGCAAACGGCGTTCCTGCGCGCCGTCAACGATAACGGGGGCGCCGCAGGCGTTTGGCGTTCCCCGGCTGATGCGCTGGCTATGGTGGCCAGTGCGAAGGGGAAGCGATGAACACCCGCGATTTCATCCGGCAGCGCGAGAAAATCACGCGCGAGTGCAAGAACGAACGGCAGCGCAACAACGCCATGCGCCGCCTGGTGAACCAAGCCGGCGCCGTCGTTGTCGTCATCGGCGGCAAGGTGGCCGGCTGGCGCATGAAAGACGGCGCCATGGTGTGTACGAAGTTCCGGCACAAGGACCAGGTAAGCGCCGAACTGATGCTGGCCCGCGCGAAGGCGTCCAACTGGAACCACCACCGCATCCCCACCAGGGCGTATGCGTGCCCGCACTGTCACGGGTGGCACCTGACCAGCCAGCCTGCGCAGTACGACCAGGCGGCATAGGCTGGAACTATTGGCCCGATTGAGAAATTCAATCGGGCTTTTTCATGCCGGAAGGGTTTACGTATGTATAATTTCACACATCGACAACGCACCCGGAGTAAACGACATGAACAAGCACACGCACACCCTGCCGGACGGCACCAAGGCAACGCGCAGCAGCAAGAGCCGAACTTACACGCACGTCATCATCGGCCGCCGGAATCTTGTGCGCGAGCGCCGTAGCGCTGAAAACTGCCGTGCCATGTACGCAAAGAATTTTGCTTTCTATCAGCGCGTAGCCAACACGCCGGTGGGCCAGCCCTGGGACGATAGTGGCCGTTGCATCACGACCGCCGACGAAAAGGCCAAGTATGCCGCTGTCGTGGCCGAACACGGCACGGCCGAAGCCTACGCCGACGCCCAGGTGCGCAAGGGCCTGGAACGCATCGGCAGCGCCGACGCTGGCCCCTGGGGCGTGCTGCAATGGTCCATGTCGGCAGCGAACGCGGACAAAGGCGTAAATCGCTGGCGCGAATGGTTCGTGGACGTGCAGGTGCAGCCCGTCACGGCCTAACAACCCCCGCCCCGCTTCGGCGGGGCATCATCACGCCAACACCATGGACATCATCGAATTCGTTTTGCGCGCCATCATGTGGACCAGCGGCGCCTTGCTGGCCGCGTCGTTCGCGGCCTGCTGGTGGTGCAGCAGGAACTGACGATGCGGACGCGAACCCTACCACTGGAAGGCGGCCACCACGCGGGGCCGCTGTTCCTGGTGCAGAAGCGGCGCGCGCCGGTGCTGAACACGTCACGCATGCACGGCATGCGGCGCCGGCACCACGAACGCCAGGCCACGCCCCCGTGGGCCGACTTGGCGGCCATCCGCGCGCTGTACCAGGAAGCCGAACGACTGACGCGCGAGACAGGCGAACAGTACGTGGTGGACCACATCGTGCCGCTGCGCGGGCGCACCGTCAGCGGGCTGCATGTGCATTGGAATATGCAGGTGGTGCACTGGAAACCGAACGCGCAGAAAGGCGCGTTTACCTGGCCAGGAATGCCGTTTGAGCAACTGGCTTTAATCTGAGCGCGCGAGCGCATGAGGAAAGGAAAGTGACCAAGCATAATAACGCCGCCCAGCGCGTGCTGACGGACGACGAAATCCAAGACATCGCGGACGGCTTCGATATCTACGGTGCAAAACCGGAATTCGCCCGCGCCATCGAATCCGCCCTGCTGTCCAAGCTGCGCGCCCCTGTAGCCGATGCCGGGAACTGGCAGCAATACCGCCTCCGAGGCAGCGACGAAAACGCCGAACAGGTCATCGAGCGCGAGCGCAGGGCCTACGCCGATCTGCTGCAATCTGTGATGGACAAGCGCAGGGACCAGGCAAGCGCCCCTGTAGCCTGCAATTGCCCCGGAGGTAACAAGCCCGTGGACCTGCACGCACCAAACTGCCCGGTACGCACGGCAAAGGCGACCCTCATCGATCCTTACGACGGCGGCACATGGCTGGCAAGCGCCCCTGTAGCCGGGGAGGCGCAGCCCGTGGCATGTTTGCGCCGGCAGATCGATGGAAGCGACTGGGGGCACTGGAAACCGGGATCGGTTGAGGATGGGCAGCGCGTCACCGGCCTGCGGTCCTGGCAAGTGCGTTGGCTGGTGGATGCCGCGCCCCAGGCCAGCGCCGAGGACGACAAATGACCGCCCCCGACGTTTTCACCTGGATGGCCGGCCAGGCCGCCAACCGACCGCGGCGCGCGCGCAGTGGGACACGCGAAGGCGAGAAACACCGCCCCGGCGCCGGCCGTCCTTTCTCTCTGCCCCAGGCGAAGTATGACGAAATCGCCGCGCTGCTGCGTGAAGGCGTTTTGAGCCAGCGCAAGATTGCCGCGCTGGTGGACGTGTCGCGTTCGCATGTGTCGAACATGGCCAAACGCCTGGCCGAAGGGCGCGGCGTTCCGGTGGTGCCGGACGCGCCGCGATACACCGACGAACAGGTGCAGGAACTGGCCCGCCTGGTGGCGGGCGGCATGACCGTGCCGAAGGCCGCCGGCCAGCTGGGACTGGCAGAAGCAACAGCGCGGGGAATCATCCGCGACCACCTGGGCACCACCGTGGCCGAATTGCGCGCCGAAGGTGTGCCGCAGTGATGTGGCGTGAAGCAAACGTATTCATAGGTAAATTTTCGAACGTATAACTTTGCGGTACAATCGCCGCACTTTCGAATTTCAGACGACATCATGAACAAACGCACCAAGCGCCTGCACCAGCTGATGGCAAAACATCAGCTGAACGCCGAAGCCGTGGGCCAGCTGCTGGACCGCGCCCCCACCACCATAAGCATGTGGCGCGTGGGCACGCCGCGCACCATCCCGGCGCACATGCTGGCCCTGCTGGAAATGAAGCTGGCCAACGATGCCGCACGCAACGCTGCATGACGGCACGCTGGTGGACACCAGCAGCGAGGAATGGCGCCACGAATGCGAGGCGCGCGCCATCCTGGACATGCCGCGGCTGTCCGACCGGCGGGCGTTTCTGTACGGCGGCGTGCTGCGCGGAAAGCAATTCAAGGGCGTGCGTGCGGTTCGCGGTGAAGCGGCCGTGCAGCGACTGGAAAAAACAATGATGGCGCTGTTCAACCAGCGCAGGCGACAAAATGCAAACAGCGGAACGTAATTTCCCGGAACACGAAATTATCGAAAAGTTCCGCAGCGCCATGGCCGAAGCCGGCCTGGTGACATCGGACAAGATCGAGCCGACCGACGGCGAAGTGGCGCGGTTCCACATCAAGGGCGACAGCCCGAACACGCGCAACGGCTGGTATGTGCTATTCACGGACGGCAGGACGCCGGCCGGTGAATTCGGCAGCTGGAAAGGCGGCCTGACCGTCACATGGTCCATGAAGGACGCGCGCACGCTGTCGGCCGACGAACAGCGCGAGATCCAGGAACGCATCGAAGCGGCGCGCAAGAAACGCGACCAGGACAAACGCCAGCGCGAAGGCGAGGCCGCGCGCGAAGCGAACCTGTTCTGGAACGAAGCCGCGGACGCCGACGACAGCCACCCGTACCTGGCGCGCAAGGGCGTGCATGCGCATGGCCTGCGCGTGGCCGATTGGCCCATCCGCGCGAAGGACGACGGCCGTACCATCCGCACGGTGGCCAACACCCTGCTGGTGCCCGTCATCGACGCCAAGGGCCGCATGGTCAGCCTGCAGGGCATATTCCCCGCCAAGGACGAATTCCTGGGCCGTGATAAGGCATTCTGGCGCAACGGCAAGAAACGCGGCGGGTTCTACCTGATCGGCCGCCCCCAGGCCGGCGGCACGGTGGCGGTGGTGGAAGGCTACGCGACCGGCGAAACCGTGCACCAGGCGACGGGCTGGTGCGTTGCGGTGGCGTTCGACGCCGGCAACCTTACGCCGGTGGCCGAAGCCATGCGCGAGGCCATGCCGGACTGCCTGGTGGTCATCCCGGCCGATAACGACCAGTGGACCACCGAACCCGTGGAAAACCCCGGTGTGGTGTATGCCAACCAGGCCGCGGCCGAAGTCGGCGGCCTGTGCATCGTGCCGCAGTTCAAGGACACCAGCACGCGCCCGACCGACTGGAACGACCTGGCGGCCCTGGAAGGCATGGAAGAATGCCAGCGCCAGCTGCTGGCGCACACGATGAAGACGCCGGCACCGGCCAACGACAACGACGCGGGGGCGCTGGTGCCGCAGTCCGGCAATGTGGACACGTTCACGCCGCTGCCGGATTCCGGCGGCAAGGGCAAGCCGCTGTCCACCATCGAAAACCTGGCCGAAGTGTGCCGGCGCCTGGGCGTGGTGGTCCGGTACAACGTCATCAGCAAAGAGGAAGAATTGCTGATACCCGGCCATGCATTCAGCGTGGACAACATGGCCAACGCCAGCCTGGCCTGGCTGATGTCCTGGTGCGCCAGGTTCCGCATGCCCACCGGCCAGCTGGGTGATTTCGTCACGTTCCTGGCCGACCAGAATTTGTACAACCCCGTGGCCAACTGGATCACCAGTAAGCCGTGGGACGGCAAGCCGCGGCTGCAGGCGCTGTATGACACCGTGACGCCGGCCAATGACGTGAAGCTGGCGGACGGCCGCCGGCTGCGCGACGTGCTGATTATGCGCTGGATGGTGTCCGCAGTGGCCGCAGCGTTCCAGCCGCATGGCGTCAGTGCCCACGGCATCCTGGTGCTGCAGGGGGACCAGTACCTGGGGAAAACGCACTGGTTCAAAAAGCTGGTGCCGGCCGAACTGGGCGTGCTGAAAGATGGCATGATCCTGCGCCCCGACGACAAGGACAGCGTGAAGCAAGCGTGCAGTTTCTGGCTGGTGGAGCTTGGCGAACTGGACGCGACTTTCCGCAAGTCCGACATCGCGCAGCTGAAATCATTTATCACGAACCAGTCCGATGTGCTGCGCCGTGCCTACGCGCGCAAGGAAAGCCATTTCGCGCGCCGCACCGTGTTTTTCGGCAGCGTCAACCCGCGCGAATACCTGCACGACCCCACGGGGAACCGGCGGTACTGGACCATCGAGGCCAAGGCGCTGAACGTGGACCACGGCCTGGATATGCAGCAGGTTTGGGCAGAGGCTTACGAACTGTTCAAGGCCGGCGAAAGCTATTACCTGCAGCCGGACGAAATGGCCGCGCTGAACAGCCACAATGAGGCGTTCACCGTTGTGGACCCCATCGAAGAACGCCTGCAGACGCGCCTGGACTGGGAAGCGGACAGCAGCCGGTGGGATTGGAAGACATCCACCGAAGTGCTGATTTCCGTTGGCGTGGACAAGCCCAACCAGGCCGACGCGACGAAGGCCGCGCATTTCATCCGCAAGCTGAACGGGGGGCGCGGCAAGCGCAGCAACGGGCGCAGCTTGCTGCTGGTGCCGCCTAAGCCGCTGGGGCGTGAAGATTACGACAGACCATTTTAGGCAAAAGCTATGGGGCCGATTGAGAAATACAATCGGCCTTTTTTGTGCGCGGTTGATATACGTATGTATAATTCAACTCATCAACAACGCAGCACGAACCGGAGTGAACGAACATGAACGAAAAGGAATCCCCCGCCGTAGACGCTGAAACGCTGGCGGTCTTGAAAGAACTGGTACGTCTGCATGCCAATTGGGACAAAGGCACGGCGTACATTCCCGTCAAGTTCATGCACGATAACAACGCCGTTATTGCCCGCGCCAAGGCGATCATTGCCCGCGCCGCCTAACAACCCCGACCCGGGTTCCGGGGCAGCACTGAGGAAGAAACTATGGGCAAAATATTCGGCTACGAATGGGATTCTATCCAGCGCGCCCAGCAAGGCGATATGTCAGGGCTGCGCCGCCGAGTGTCGAACGCACATAGCGACGACTGGACGCCAGCAGACCAGGAAGCGCTGGACAAATTCAAGACGATTGCCGACCTGGAAGCGGCGGGTTTCTACGGTGTTGCTGACCGTGCCCGCCGTCAGGGGAAAGCCGCCTAACAGTTCCGGCTCATGCCCCGCGTGCGGGTATTGGCGGGCGCTGTTGCCCGATTTCAACCAAGGAAAATCATGAACGCCAAGAAAGCCAAAGCCCTGCGCAAACTGGTGCGCGCCGCCGGTGTCGCCGTTGGCCATGCCACGTACAAGTCCGACGACCCCGGACAGCGCGCGTACAACACCGGAAAGCTGGACGCCAAGGGCCGCCCCATCTTCGGCACGGCCGAAATCACCGGCACCGTGCGCCTGGCCAGGAATTGCGGGCGCTGGCTGTACAAGCGCCTGAAAGCCGGCGCGGCCATGCCGGCCTGACGCCACCAGGCGAACCGAACGCCGGCCGCGTGCCGGCATCATCAACCCGAGCAAGGAAAGGGTATGTCATCGACTAGCGTTAGCATCCTGACGGACGGCAACACCGAAAACTGGGTGTGGTTCTACATTTACAACCTGCCCGCCAACAAGCCCGTGGCAGTGGCGCACGCCATCCGCGACAGCGAACGCAACATCACGCTGCTGGTGGACGCCAGGGGCAAGATTTACAGCCCGCACCTGACGGGCCGCCGCATGTATTCCTGGCGCGCTGGCTTTTCGTCCAAGGTGGCCCACGCCCTGGTATCGCTGGGCGTCATCACGAAGGCGCAGGCCGATGCACACGACAAGGCGGTGGAAGCCTATAACAAGGCGCAATCCGCGAAGTTCGACCTGGAACGGCTGGAGGACTACGCGAAGCAATACGGCGTGAAGCTGTCCGGCCGTGGCCTGGCGAAGCTGCGCGAACTGGCGAAGGCCGCGTAACGAACGCAGCACCGACGCCGGGGCGGTTCCCCGGCCAACAATCACATGGGGCAAACCATGGAACAGAAACACCTGGATTACCTGGCCCAACTGGGGCCGATCATGCCGGCGGATGTCAAGCCGGAATTGCCGGGGTGGTACGCGCGGGGATACCCCACGTCTAGCCGCACCGGGGAAACCTGGTTGCTGGCGCGCGACTACTGGGACGGCACCAACTGGTTCATGGGGAACAGCGACGGCAGCAAGCACGAATCCCCCGACACCACGCAGCCGCTGCGCTGGCGCGGCCTGGCGGAACCGACCATCAGCGCCCCCGCCATCGCGGACGCCATGACGGCCGACGCCGCGGCCCTGGGCTTCGTGGACGTGGTGCAGGTGGGGCCGGATGGCGCGAAGCGGGGCGAAGCGGTGAAGGTGGCGCAGCCCGCGCCCGACGCCCGGCACATCCTGGTGGCGGACGAATTCGGCCCGCTGCCCGTCCTGAAACGGTGGCAGGTGTGCGCCATCGTGGTGGCCGCCGTGGCGCTCATTTCGGGCATTGCCGCCCTGGTGAACTGACGCAGGACCGCGCCGGCCGGTTGCCGGCGATTTCGCGCGAAAGCGCACAAGGGAAAGGAATGGAAATCAAACACCTGGCCGGCACGACCGCCGGCAAGACGCAAGAACACGGCACGTTCGTGCTGCACGCAGAAACGCCGGAACAGGCCGAAGCAATGCGCGGCATCCTGGAACGCGCAGCCCCCGAGGCGGGGCAGTTAAACGCGAACACCAACATGGCCACCCAGTCGCAGGCCGATGCTTGGCAGGAAGTCTGCAGGGCGCTGGACGAGGTTTCGCCGGACTGGTGGGAAAGTGCCGGAACGGGCGTGGACCTGGCCGTGGCCGCCATCAAGAACCTGGGCGCATGCGCCGCCGGGCTTCCGGCCGCCGGCGCCGCCATCAAGACGCTGGAAGCGCTGGGTTACACGTACCACGGCGGCGAACAGTGGAAACCGCCGCTGGGCAAACACCGAAACGAAGTGCACACCGAACACGGCGTGGTGGCCCTGTACGGCAACCCCGACGCGCTGCGCCTGGTGGCGGAACGCCTGCTGCCGCCGACCGAGCCAGCCCAACCTGCACCAGAACCGCAGCCGTTCGACCTGGAAGCGGCGAAGCGTGGTGAACCGCTGGTGACGCGCGACGGGCGCAAGGCCGTTTTCGTGGGGCACGATGCGGGCGCGCATGAGCATTTCCGCGTGCTGGCCCGCATCGGGGATGAATTGTGCGCAACCGCCATTCGGGAAAACGGGCGGGTGGCCAACTACAACAGCCCCGGCGACCTGTTCATGGCACCGAAGCCGAAGCGCACGCGCACGGTTTGGGTGAACGTGTACGACATCGCGCACGACAAGCGCGACGCCCTGGAATCGTGCGCCTGGAACAACGAAAATGACGCGGCGGAGGACTCGCACATCAACACCGCCCGCGTACTGAAAACCGTCCCCGTCGAAATCGACGCCTGACGACCGCAACCCCCACCAGGTTACGGCAGCCCGCCCATTGTGGCGGGCTTTTTCTTTGGGGCAGGGTACACTGTTTTGCGGCGGGTGCCCTGCCGGGTGATTGTTGTAAGCTGCTGATTTCTAAGGGCAATATTACCTACAGTGTATGTAGTGTATGTTATGTATGTATATATAGGGGAAGTATAGGTAACAGGGGTAGTTACATATACACGTATCCTAATAGGAAAATGGCGCACGGGTGCACGTTTGTGTACTACCAGGCAAAAACCTGTTAGAATTCAGGGCATTACGCAGGACATGCGGGGTGCACTGGAATGCAAGACGACAAAACCAACGAAGAAATCAGGAAGGCCATACGCCACGCCGCCCGAAAATTCCGGGGCGGCCGCAAGACATCCGCGGAACTGTTCGCCTGGGCGTTCGGCAGACCGCCGACGCCATCGGAATCCATGATTGTTGCCCATCAGCTACGCCGGCTTGGTTGTGTCGTCATAACAACGAAGGGCGGCGTTAATGTATTCGAACTGACTGGGGATAAGCTGTACAATCCCGCAAGTTGACAATACGCGGGGATGACATGCGATTACATGGCGTGGTGCAGGAAATAGCGGACGTTATTGGCCGTGAACGGGCGTTATACCTTGTGGGCCAGTTGCCGCGCTGCTACCCGGCCAGCCGCAAGGCGGAAACCGTCATCCTGTACGTGCCCAAGACGCTGAAACCCGACCATCAGCTGGTCCGCATCCTGGGCTGGCAAGACGCGCACAGGCTGGTCCAGCACTTCGGGGGCGAAATCCTGCAGCCGGGGAACTGCCGCGACGTGTACCGGCCATGGCGAGACAGCAGCATCATGCGCCTGGTGGAACAGGGCGTGCCGTCCAAGGTGGCGGCCGAATGGTTCGGGGTGTCGGATCGGCACATCAAAAACCTGCTGCGGGAAAATCCGCAAGAGGAACCGAAAGCGGCGAACGATAACAATGCAACAACTCAGACATCCGCTTACATGGCGAGCAGCGTAAAATGACCTGGCAAGACATCCAAGAACTATTGCAAAGCCTGAAATGGGCTTTTGCGGGGTTGATCGGCGCTATGATCGTTTCGCGTTTCCACAAAGACGAACTGACCAGCAAGACGGACTATTTCGTGTTCGTCGCATCGGGGGCGGCAATCGCCCATTTCCTTACCGGCGCAGTGGCAGCCTGGTTCGGGTTCGATGCCAGCAGCGCGGGCGCCATCGGCTTTTTGCTGGGCGCGTTCGGCGGTTCGCTGATGCAGGCCGTAGTGCGCAGCATCAAGGCGGCCGACCTGTGGGGCCTGGTGAAAGCCCGTTTCGGTGGGCCGAAGCAATGAACGGCCTGTACATCCTCAATCTGACGGCCTGCGCCGTTATCTTCGTTTGGGCATCCTGGTGCGCCCTGTCCCCGCGAGTGCGTGACGGCGTGCTGGGAAAGATCATGTTTGCCATGGCGTCCCTGGCTGCCCTGGCCGTCATCGTCGGCACGGATGGCGACTATGACCGCGCCGACACCGCGGAAATCACGCTGAATGTGGCCATCGCCCTGCTGGGGCTGCGTCACATCGCCATGAAGTACCTGTGGCCGCGCCTGTGCCGCGCCATCCGGTGCGCAACCTGCCCGCATAAAGGCTGATCCCATGGAACTGAAAGACGTACTGGCCACGGCGGTAACGCCGGCCCTGGCCCTGCTGCCGGATTCGATGAACAGCGCCAAGGCGCGCGTTATGCTGCTGGCCATCGGCCTGCAGGAATCGCGTTTCGAACACACGCACCAAATCGGCGGCCCCGCACATTCCTGGTGGCAGTTCGAACAGGGCAGCGAGAAAAGCCGCGGTGGCGTGTGGGGCGTGCTGAACCATCACAGCACCATGACGATTGCCAGCACGCTGTGCGCGCAGCGCGGGATTACCGGAGCGGACGCCCGCGCCGTGCACGACGCCATGGAACACGACCAGGTGCTGGCCGCTGGCATGGCCCGCCTGCTGCTGTGGACCGACCCGCGCCCGCTGCCCAAGATCGGGGACAACGGCGCGGCGTGGGACTTGTACCTGCGCACCTGGCGGCCTGGTAAGCCGAAGCCGCAGACCTGGGGCAAGCTGTACGACCAGGCGTCGTTCGCCGTGATGCGGGCGCAGCAGGTGGCAGCATGAACCGCGCCATCATCGCCGCCCTGGTGGCAGTGTGTGCCGTCATCGGCGCCTATGCCTACGGCGTCAGCATGGGCAAGGACCGCGAGGCAGCGACCCAGGCCCGCATCGACAAGGCCATGCAGGACACGCGCGAGGCTGCCCAGCAAGGGGCTGCGCAGGCCATCGCACAAATCAAGATCACGAACACGACCATACGCGGCGAGGTGCAGCGTGAGATCCAAACCAATACTGTGTACCGCGATTGCCGCATTCCTGCTGACGGGGTGCGCCTCATCAATGAGGCCATCACAGGGCAGCGGCCCGTCACCCCTGGTGGTGGCCAGCTGCCCCGAACTGGCACCGATACCGGCAAGCAGTGACGGAACAGCACCTATGGGGGACGGTGTGGCCAAGCTGGCAGAGGTTGCGGGCCTGTATCGTGAGTGCAGGGCCGCGGCTTTGGCTGGTCATGCACCATGATGGTGCGTGATGCACCGAAGTGGTGCGATTGTTGCGAAAAAACAACGAAACGGGTCCTTCCGGGGCGGCCCCTCCTGCGGGGG